GACTGGATTTGGTAAGGCATCAGCATTTGATAGAATTAATGTTCGCCGCCTCTTCATCTACCTCGAAGATGCCATCTCTGCTGCTGCAAAAGATCAACTCTTTGAGTTCAATGATGAAATTACAAGAACAAACTTCGTAAACATCATTGAACCTTTCCTCCGCGATGTTCAATCTAAGAGAGGAATCTTTGATTTCGTTGTTATTTGTGATGAAACAAATAACACTGCAGCAGTCATTGACAATAATGAGTTTGTTGCTGACATCTTCATTAAACCAGCAAGGTCGATCAACTTTATCGGTCTTACCTTCGTTGCCACCAGAACTGGTGTTGCATTTGAAGAAGTAATCGGAAGCGTTTGATACGCTTCCTCTTTATTAAAAACCTTAGAGGAACAAAACAATGGCATCAAAAAATCAAATTAATCCACCCCCACTAAGAAAGATTACTGACTTCAAAAGTAAGCTGACTGGTGGTGGCGCTCGCGCCAATCTATTTGAAGTTGTCTTAACTTTTCCAAATTTAGCACAACCAGATACTACTGTTCTGGAAAAGTCAAGATTTATGGTCAAAGCTGCTCAACTCCCAGCATCTAACGTTTCTCCTATTGAAGTTCCTTTCAGAGGAAGAATCTTAAAGATTGCTGGAGATAGAACATTCGATTCTTGGACCGTAACAGTACTGAACGATACTGACTTCTCCATCCGCTCCGCATTTGAGCGTTGGATGAATACGATTAACAGAGTATCTGATAATACTGGATTAACTAACCCAGCGGATTATCAATCGGATGCTTACGTATATCAATTGGATAGAGATGGATCTGAGTTAAGATCTTATCGCTTCTATGATGTATTCCCAACTCAAGTAGCACCTATTGAACTTTCATATGATGCTCAGGGTATTCAGGAGTTTACTGTTGAACTTCAAGTTCAGTGGTGGGAAGCAACTAAAGGCACTGGTGCTAATGCTGGCGGTGAGAATATTAACTAAATAGTCAAATAACGCTCAATTAATTATAATATGGCCAGACTATTTGGTTTTTCTATTGACACTAATCAGAATAAATCACCCACGGTGTTGTCCCCCGTTCCTCAAAGTAATGAGGACGGGGTTGACAATTATATTGCCAGTGGGTTTTATGGTCAGTATGTCGATATTGAAGGTGTTTATAGAACAGAACACGATTTAATCAAAAGATATAGAGAGATGGCAGTTCATCCAGAGGTGGATGGTGCTATTGAAGATGTTGTTAATGAAGCAATCGTTAGTGATTTGTACGATTCTCCAGTAGAGATTGAACTGTCAAATCTCAATGCAAGTGATAAAATTAAGAAGATAATTAGAGAAGAATTTCGGTATATCAAAGAAATTATGGACTTCGATAAGAAGTGCCATGAAATTTTTAGAAATTGGTATGTTGATGGGAGAGTTTATTATTTAAAAGTAATCGATATGAAGAATCCTATGGCAGGGATTCAGGAGTTGAGATATATCGATCCACTTAAGTTAAAGTACGTCAGAAAAGAAAAAGAAGACAAAAAGAATCAAAATCAGAATCAACTTGTAAATCTGAGATCTCAGAACGAAAATATTCCCATGAATATTGAGTTTGATGAGTATTATTTGTATACACCAAATCCACAAAATCCAGGTGGACCAATTTGGCCAAATAATCAAAATAAAAAAGCAATCAAAATTGCAAAAGATACTATTGTACATTGCACTTCTGGATTGGTAGATAGAAATAAAAACGTCGTTCTTTCTTATCTACATAAAGCAATCAAATCACTGAATCAACTCAGAATGATTGAGGATTCTTTAGTTATCTATAGATTGTCTAGAGCACCTGAGCGTCGCATTTTTTATATTGACGTTGGCAATCTTCCCAAGGTAAAAGCAGAGCAATACCTTAAAGAGGTTATGTCTCGCTACAGAAATAAACTGGTCTATAACGCACAAACTGGTGAAGTCCGTGATGACCGTAAGTTTATGTCTATGATGGAAGACTTCTGGTTGCCACGTAGAGAAGGTGGTCGTGGTACAGAAATTACCACACTTCCTGGTGGACAAAACCTTGGAGAACTTGCAGATATTGAATATTTTCAAAAGAAACTCTATAGATCACTTGGAGTTCCTGAGTCAAGAATTGCCTCTGAGGGTGGATTTAACCTTGGTCGCTCTTCAGAAATTTTAAGAGATGAACTAAAGTTTGCTAAGTTTGTTGGTCGTTTGAGAAAGCGTTTTGCTCAAATGTTCAATGACATGTTGAAAACGCAATTGATTCTCAAGAACATTGTGTCTCCAGAAGATTGGGAATATATGGAAGATCATATTCAATATGACTTTTTATATGACAATCAGTTTGCTGAACTTAAAGAAAAAGAACTCCTTGAAGGAAGACTTGGGATTCTTGCAACAATTGAACCATACATTGGAAAATACTATTCTACAGAATATGTAAGAAAAAAGGTTCTTCGCCAAACTGATGCGGAGATTATTGAAATCGATGAACAGATTGAAGATGAAATTGAGAAGGGTATAATTCCAGACCCAGCGACAATTGATCCAATTACTGGAGAACCATTACCACAACAAGACCCAATGGCAATGGGTCAAGATCCGATGGCAATGGGTGAAGTTCCTGTAGAGGATGACCTGGAAGCAGAAGCTGCTAAGGTTGATGCAAAGTATCAAAAGGACACCAAAAAAGCAGAGATATAAATATATCATATAAGTATATTACATCAAAATGGAAAATATTATCGATTTGATTGCGACGGATGCTTCACCCTCCGATATTTCTGCAGAAATTAAATCTGCATTATTTGCTAAGGCATCCGACAGAATAGATGCTTTGCGACCTGAGGTTGCAAATGCATTTTTCGATTCTACAGAAGAAACCACAGAAGATTCAGAAGAGGAAACTGAATAATGTCAAGAATACTATTGAAAGGTACTGAAATAATTGTACCAAATACAGTTGGAGCTGGTTCTAGTTTTGGTGAGGCATCTGTTGTCCGTCTCGCTAATCCAAGTACCACTGATTATGTCATAACTGTTTCTGAAACTAATGCAGGTCCAACTATTGGAACTTTTACAATGTTGGCAAATACGACAGAATTGTTGGAAAAATATCCATCACATACTGTCCATGTGTCTTCTGGAACAGATGTACTAGGAACAAAAGTAGGATTTACTGGATAAACAAATGAAACTCATCACAGAAGAAATTTCAAACGTAAAGATTATCAAAGAAGGTAAAGGTCCAAACCAAAAACTTCATATTGAAGGTGTATTTCTCCAAGGCGAAATCAAAAATCGCAATGGAAGAATGTATCCTCTTGAAACTCTTTGCCGAGAAGTAACCCGTTATAACGAACAGTTTATTCAAAAAGGTCGTGCTCTTGGTGAACTTGGACACCCCGATGGTCCTACAGTTAATCTTGACCGTGTTTCTCACAAAATTACTTCTCTTGTTCAAGAGGGGAATAATTTTAGAGGAAAAGCATGTATCTTGAATACTCCTATGGGTAAGATTGCATCTTCACTTCTTGATGAAGGTGTGATGCTCGGTGTTTCTTCTCGTGGTGTTGGTTCACTTAAGATGACCAATGAGGGTCACAAAATCGTCGGTGAAGATTTCATGTTAGCAACTGCTGCTGATATCGTTGCCGATCCTTCTGCACCTGATGCTTTTGTTCAGGGAATCATGGAAGGAAAAGAGTGGGTTTGGGAAGGAGGAATTCTTCGTGAACAAATCGCTGAAAGAACAAAGAATAAAATCGATTCTTTAACTGTTCAAAGAAGACTTGATGAGAAAAAGTTGGAACTTTTCAACGATTTTCTTTCAAATCTTTAATTTATAAATAAATATAGATTAATTATATTCAATCTAACACAAATGTCCGTTGGTAGCAATTTACAAGAAATGGAAAACGTAGTAACCAAAGGGGCTGCATCTGCCGAGCCAATGGTAGCTTCTGGAGCTACCGTTGTTGACTTAGGCGGTCCAACTCCTGAGAATTCAAGACCAGATGATGATTCTAACAAGCTGAAGGATCCTGCAGCATCTCTTGCTCAAGTAAGAGACGTTGTAAATGCCAAGGCTGCACGTGCTGAAGAAGCAGAAGCAGAACTCGAAGCAGATCAAGAGGTTGTTGCTGAAGAAGAGGAAGAGACCACTGATGAGGTTGTTTCCGAAGAAGAAGCAACAGAATCTGAAGAGGGTACAGAAATCGTAGCCGAAGAAGAAGAAGTATCTGAAATCGAGTATAGCATCGAAGAAGATGTTGAAGCACTTCTTGCTGGCGAAGAACTTTCTGAAGAGTTCCAAGAAAAGGCACGTACCATTTTTGAAACTGCTATCAAATCTAAGGTTTCTGAAATCAAAGAAGAGATGCAAGAGGCTTATGCACAAGCACTCGTAGAAGAAATCGACACTATTAAAGAAGGTCTTACTGAGAGACTCGACGCATACCTTGAGTATGTTGCAGACGAGTGGATTCAGGAAAATGTTCTTGCTGTTGAAGCAGGACTTAAGACTGAAATGACCGAATCATTCCTTCAAGGAATGAAGAGTCTTTTTGAAGAGCATTATGTAACCATCCCTGAAGATAGATATGATGTAATCGAGAGCATGGTAGATAAACTTGATGAAATGGAAACAAAACTCAACGAGCAAATCGAAAGAAACGTTGCTCTTAATAGAAGATTAGCTGAGTCAACTTCAGATGTAATTCTTGCCGATGTCGCTGAGGGTCTTGCACTTTCTCAGAAGGACAAACTCGCTTCTCTTGCAGAAAATGTTGAGTTTGAAAGTGAGTCAGACTATCGTGAGAAGCTGGTAACTCTTAGAGAATCATATTTCCCAAACACCAGCACTCAAAGAAGCACAACAGAAAATCTTTCAGAGGAAGTCACTTCTGAAGAGACAGAATCTCTTAATGAGTCTGTCAGTCCAGTAATGGCATCTTATCTGAATGTTCTGTCCAGATCTTCCAGAAAGTGAATTCTAGATTATAAATCAAACAACAACAAACTGTTCAAAGAGGTTTAATTCAAATGCAGATGTACAACACAGAGTACCTGCAGGAGAAGTGGGCACCCATCCTCGACTATGATGGTCTTGATCCAATCAAAGACGCTCATCGTAGATCGGTAACCGCTATCCTGCTCGAAAACCAAGAGAAAGAACTCCGTGAGGAAAGAGCATTCCTCTCTGAGGCACCAACCGTTAATACAGGTACTAACGGTTCCGCTGCAGGTTTCTCCGCTAACGCCGCTGACGCTGGTCCTGTAGCTGGTTTCGACCCC